GTCGTCCCCAAGCATGGTCCAGGTGCTACTGCTGATAAACTTCAGGGAAACCTGAAATATCATCAGTTAGAGTGGACTGAAAGACTAGAAGCACTTTTTCCAGCTTTGGAAAATGTACTTCCGAGTTATTCATACTACTCGAACCTGGACAAGCTTCAGATCCTGGATCCTGACACAGAAAGACCTGTTAGGGTCATATCTGTGCCTAAAACGTTGAAGACACCACGAATCATTGCCGTCGAGCCTACTTGCATGCAATACATGCAGCAAGGGCTCATGGAAATGATGGTGAAATATCTTGAAGAAGATAATCTTCTTCAGGGTATGGTCGGTATCACTGACCAGACGCTTAACCAGCGAATGGCTTGTGAGGGATCCTCTTCTGGGGATCTCGCTACACTCGATTTGAGTGAAGCTTCTGACCGTGTCTCCCTTCAGCTCGTAACGGCTATCTGTGATAGCTATGGCCACTTCTATGAAGCGGTTTTAGCTACACGGTCAACCAGAGCTGACGTGCCTGGCCATGGGGTTATTCCCCTAACCAAGTACGCGTCTATGGGATCAGCTCTTACTTTTCCAATGGAGGTTTGTGTCTTCTTGACACTCATCTTTTTTGGAATTCAGCAAGAGCTTGGCAGGCCCCTTACTCGACGAGACATATTGTCTTATCGAGATCGGGTGCGCGTCTTTGGAGACGATATTATCGTCCCCAAAGAATCTGTGCCGTTCGTCGTAAGTGCCTTAGAGCTATTCGGCTCTAAGGTGAACCACAAGAAATCTTTCTGGACTGGAAAGTTCAGGGAGTCTTGTGGGAAGGAGTACTATGATGGACACGAAGTAACACTATTTCGTGTTCGTCGAGTATTTCCTTCACGACGAAGTGACGCTCAGGAGGTTGCATCTCTCATTGCCCTTCGTAACCAAGCCTATTGGCAAGGTTACTGGGGCACTGCGAGATACCTGGATTCCATGATCGAGAGGTTAATCCCCTTTCCCATGGCTCTTCCAGAATCCCCTGTGCTAGGCCGCGAATCTGTACTCGGCTTTGCCGAGGAAAGAATCGACCGCGATATACAGGTCCCCTTGGTTTGGGGAGCTGTTCTCGTTACTCGTCAGCCACCTTCAAAAGTGGAAGACGAGCGTGCCTTGCTCAAGTATTTCCTGAAACGTGGCTTTGAACCCCACGCTGACGGACATATGGAGCGTCTAGGACGCGCCGAGTCGTACAGCATGAAACTCGGATGGAGCAGGTTAATTTAACCTGTTTGGGTTCACCGTAATGGTGGCCTGTTGAGA